TATAAACGACTGGAATCGGGTAATAAGAACAGACGATGGGAAATTAGACAAAAAACAAGAAAAGTATATGATAGGTCATATTTCAGCGGCTGCTGGTTATTTAATTACATTTAACTGGCCTGTCACGCAATCAGACATAACTTACACCGAGAGGTATTGATATGATATTCCCAAGTTTAAAATGGTTAGATATCGTGAAGGCGATTAAGAATTTTTTCACTGCGAAGAAAGCACAGGTTAAAGCAGCAGATGATAAGTTCAAAAAGAATGCCAAAATGTTATTGGACTATTACAGCGGTGATCAGAAGTCGTATATAACCGGTATTGGTTTTGAAGACGCTGATACCGGCAAAGAGTTGATATCAAAAATGACATTGAATATAACTAAGAAAATCATTGATAAAGTTTCGATGGTTTATAAGTACCCGCCTAATCGGGTATTGACAGATGACGATGGTGAGGAACTTGAAGAAGATGGCCAGGCATATTCGCAGTGGGTGAATTATGTTGAGACATTTGATAATAATATATCTGAGGCTGAAAAACAGAAGAATTTATTTCATAAAGTATTGTGGCGAACTCATTTTAATCCTATTATGAAAAAATGGAAATTCTTAATTGAGTGGGATTACAGGGCACATTTCATCGATGGAGATCCTTTGAACCCCATTGGTTTTAGCGTGCCAATTATTATTGCTTCTGAGAACCTTGACCGAGAGCATAGGGTGTCGGGGAATGAGCAGATATATTTATACTACGACGACAAGAACTGTTTTTATTATAATACCAAAGGTCAAACCTGGACATATTATACAGACTATAACGGAGAAAGAAAAGATAATGACGGTGTAAATATTTATGGCGTTTCACCCTATGTTGAATTGCGCAAGGGCGTACCTGTATATCAATATGAGACTATAGGTGCGCAAGATTTAATTTCTGCGAATCAAAGCATTAATCAGAATCTCAACAACCTCAATATGGCATTACATTATCAGGCCTTCGGGGTAATATGGGATAACTCGGGGCTGGATAAAGAAGCAGGGAAAGAAATTGTTATAGGCCCGAATCGTCAGGTTCACGTTGGAAATGATGTGACTTTAAATAACCTTGATTTGAATCCGAAGTTAATTGAGATGATTGATACTGTTAAGTTTGAGGTACAGGCGATATCTAATATTTATAATCTTACGGTTAACTGGCATCAGGAGGCAACGCCGGTGTCTGGTTTTTCTCTAATCGTTCAAAATATGGATTATATCGAACAACGCCAGAAAGATGTTGACGAGGCAAAGATGCAGGAAAATGCTATTTTCCGAACGATCAAGTCACAACAGGATTATCATAAAGCAGATTTAGGGGAGGGTGAGCCCACCATTCCAGACGCTAAATTAAGAGTTGATTTTCAGGAATTGGATTTGCCAATTAATAATCTTGAAGAAATTACAGTCAAGAACTTTAAGCTTGAAAATAATATAATTACACCGATTGATTTGATTCTTGCAGATAATCCGGATATGACACGAGCTGAGGCAGAATTAAAGTATGAAGAGAATAAAAAAATAAATAAAGCGATGTCAGCGAGCGACAAGATCAGAGAAGATATAAAAGCATTAGGAGGTACAGTTGAAGAATAAACCAAAGTCAATTCCAGGTGGAATTCAAAGCAAAAAACAAGAAGGAGCAAGGAACCCAACTGGTAAAAATGATGAGCCAAAAACAGTATTTAAAATTAGTATTGAACAGTTTGATAATGATACGAGTAGACATATAATCTCTGCCGGCATACCGCTTGAAGCTGTTAGAAATACGTTATTCGCGCACATGATGCTGATTGAAGAACAGATAACGATGATTAAAATACAACAGCAGCAGAACAAAATAAAAATAGCGACTCCGTCACAGCTACCGCCTGGGATGAAATTACATTCATGAGTATGGGATTCGAAAGTATAGAATTTATAAGGGAATATTTCAAAACACCGTTTAAATTAAAAGCGTTTAAATGTCATGTCTGCGGTCAAAAATTAATAAGAAATGAAAAACGATTCTCTTTTCAATGCCATAATTGTTATACAAACTTGCAAGTAAAATGAGTTATATAGACAACCGAAATGAAATACTTAATGATCTGATTGCAGAATTCGAACGTGAATTTGCGGCATACGGTACGAAATTAAAACGCATGATCGAGCAGTTCATCAGGCAGGGGTTTACGTCTCACGAAGAAGTAATAAGATTCTTTGCCGGCACTGGTTATGTTGACGTGGTTAATTCGATGATTGCAAAATACGATAGAGTTTTAGATGTTGCTAAACAGATGTCTACTGAAATCGGTATTCCGTTTGTATTACCTAAAACCGCCCCAACAATATTGAGTCTAATCAAAGAGAATAAAGTGCAAACTTTGCTGAATGCGAACAATCAAATCATGAATACTATAAACGATTCAGCATTGAGATTTGGCCTCGGTGAACAATCTCTCCGTACAATCGTCACTGATATAACCTCCCAGATTGATGATTTTACTCGTAGGCTGTCTACCGAAGCTTTTACCGGAGCGAGTATTTATGAGCGCACTGCAAAGATGCAATTATTTAAACAGGCAGAGATCGAGTTATATTTCTACTCCGGGCCAGTTGATTCAAAGAATCGTGATTCATGCACTAATACCTTAGCAGATTCCAGGCAAGATACCGGCTGGACAATGGGCGATATTGCGTCAAGCGAGACACCGTTTATAGGTTGTGGTGGTTATAATTGTCGCCATGAATGGCTGGCTTTTGTACCAGGCGCTGATGCACTAATAAAGGAGATGCAGAAAGATATAGGGACTATATGAAAATATATGAAGTTACCTGGTACGATGCCCATTTCCATTCTGGTGATTTAAATGAGAAAAATATTGAAAACGAGACTAAGCCATATATTATTAAAGATGTTGGGTATTATGTGGGGCAGAATAGTATAGACTTTAAAATCGCTCAGGAAATCCATGAGCATGGTGGATATTCTCATATAATGTCTATACCGCACAAAATGATTATTAAGAAAAGAATAATAAAATGACTGATAAAATGGGATTGTCAAAGGTTAAGATATTTAACCCACGTGCGATGAAACGCGTGGCCGCTCAGCATTTGACTGTTTTTGTTAAACGTGTTCAAGGTGGATTAGATGCTAAGGGTCGTAAATTTCCTGCTTACACCGATAAATATGCTGATTTAAAAAGCCGGGGATTTAAACGTAAAAAAGACGGTAAGCGGTATAAGTCTATGAAGGGTTTACCGATCTCTAGTAACGAAACAGCTAACCCTGACTTTACTCTTACAGGCAGAACTTTGTCGAATTTAAAGCCAACCCGCGCTCGTAGAAATGGGTATGTTTTACGCTTTACCGGACAAGCAGGGGATATTGTCAAGGGCAATAAACAGAACAATCGTGATATTATCTCCGATGTACCTGAAAAAGAAAAACGATTCATAAAGGCTAAATTATTAAGGGAGTTACGCAAAGAATTCGGGCGTTTAAAAAATATAAGAATTCCAATAAACATAAAAATAAGTTGACATATAATAACAATTGTAATATCTTAATCATGTTTTAAGAGTTAGTTCTTTGATATAGTTTATAAAGTTAGACCTAAGAATATTTATTCAGGTCAATTAATTCCTCTTTAGAATTGATTGGCCTTTTTTTATATCGGGCTAAATGCCAAAAAAGAATTGATATAAACAAGAACAAAAAGACGGAGGCTTAAATGCCTGAGTTGAAAGAAGAAATTAAGGCGGCAGTTGATGATATACGTACAAAGGCCGGGGCTGAGATAGCCGACAAGATTGAGGATAGTTTAATATCCATCGTGACAAAGACCAATTCAATGGTCACACAATCAAGGGAGTTGGAATCAGAAGTAAAAGAATTAAGGGCTGAGGCATATAATAAACGCCACGCTCTTAAAGATTACGAAAAAGAAGCACAGACAAAGATTCAGGATTACGAAGATAAGATTAAAACACTTGAAGAGAATAGCAATGATGAAGAAACTAAGGTAGAAATGGATAGACTTCGCGATTTTGAAAAAGAGACTATCGAATCACAAAGATCAGATTTTAAGTCATTTGTTGAAGGTGTTAAAGATAATGCGAGATTTGAAAAAGTATCAAGCAGATTTAAATTGCCATCTAACGATGATGGCATAGACTTTGAAGGATTTGCTCAGATGCAATATGATGATCTAAAGCATAATCTATCACAAATGAGAGATTTACAAGAACTCGAATATTTTGATTCTACTCCAGAAAAACCTAAAGGTAGTCCTCCTCCCGGTGGCAAGGCTCAACGTGGTTCTGACAAATCATTTGAAGAACAAATGAAGATGGCAAAATCACGAAAAGAGATTCAAGAAGTTATGGACGCGCACGGGATGGGATGACTTAATTAATGAAGGAGTTAGAAAATGGCTTTCGATAGCAATTTATCAGGGACAACAGAACTTGACGCCAGACTTGTTCAAGCGTATAATCAAGAGTTTATTATATCTGGAAATCTCGAAAGGGGCATTCAATCAACCGCAACTATAAAAGATTCAATTGCCGGTAAAGCGGAAGAGTTTGTCCTTTACACCAAATTAACTAAACAAACATCGGCAATGACAGAAGATGACGCAGCAACATCTCAGAGCATGGCCGACACAAAAGTAACAATCACACCAGCAGAATATGGCACGGTTGTTACACAAACCCGGTTAGTCCAACTTCAATCAGGCGACATGGCTACACGTGGTGCGTTCGCTGTTACTGGAACGAATATGCGTGAGTCGGTTGAGAATAAGATGATCTTAATCGGCGAAGCTGGAACGAATGAATTAATCGTAACTCAAGCAGCAGAAGCATCTTTAACATCCAGCGATACATTAACCGGCGCGTATGTAGCGTATGCGTTTAACAGGCTGCGTAGACTTGGAATTCCTCAACCTTATTTTGCGATTGCTCACCCCGATGTTGTATATGATTTAAAAGTCGAAACAGCAGCAACTGGTTGGTTATCACAGAATCAGTATAATCCCGACGGCCGTCTTGAAATATTAGATGGTGAAATCGGAATGTTCGGTGGATTCCGCTGGATAGAATCCCCACTTGTTACTGTGAACGCAGACGCCGGAGCCTCGGCAGTTGATACCTATCATTGCCAATTTTACGGCCAGAACGCATTTGGTTATGTCGCATCAGAAGCACCACATCCAACACTTGCACAGAACGATAAGATGAATCGGTTTTATCACATCGGATGGTACGGTGTCTATGAATTCGGGATTGTGGATGCAAATGCGCATACGCTGGTCACTTGCGCAAGCTCAATAGGTGCCAATACATAATAGGAGATCGTAATGAATAAAAAGCAAGATGAATTAATGCCCGTTACTTATGAAAATGTATCGTATAAGTGGGAAGCGCCCGAAGGTGATTTTATTATAAAAATTCAACCAATAATTGCAAAGACAGTTGCTCTTTGTGGTTATGAACTTGAGTTCTTCAAAAAAAGAGAACCGGGAACAGGGAAATGGATTTATCCAATTTATACTTTGGATTCAAGGAAGTTCCCGCCCAGGGTTAAAACGGAAGGGCTGAAATCTGTTTTGCCAGAGATTATAACTAAATTAATAAACCCGCTTAGCCCCGTTGTTAATATTCGGAATACTGAAATCATTAGGGCGGAGCGGAAAGAACCTAAAACTAAGGGAAAATAAAATGCGTAAATTAGCAGTGCTATTGTTACTGCTTTTCGTGTCTTTATGTATTGCACAACCTGGGCAGCCATCTGGTGTTGGTACAAAACCACAGGTTGCCACAAGAATCTTCGCGGGTGTAGCTGATGATACTATTGGTACTATCACTACACCCGATTCTGTATATATTCAATTTTATGATTCAAGCTCAGAATGGAAATTATTAACAGAAGTTATTTCAGATGGTGATACGGCGATGGTAAC